AACGGCAAGTCGACGCTGCTCGGCGGCATCGCGATCTACATGACCGCGGCCGACGGCGAGCCTGGCGCCGAGGTGATTGCGGCGGCGACGACGAAGGACCAGGCCGGATTTGTTTTCAAGCCGGTGAAGGCGTTGGCCGAGAAGGCCCCGGCACTGCGTAAGCACGTGAAGGCGTATGCGACGCGGATCGTGCACCCGGCGTCGGCGTCGTACTTCCACGCGATCTCGTCGGTCGCAGACGCTCAGCACGGCGCGAACATCCACTGCGGCGTGGTGGACGAGCTGCATGTGCATAAGACGGCCGAGATGGTCGAGACCATCGAGACTGGCACCGGCTCGCGGGACCAGCCGTTGATCGCGTACATCACGACTGCGGATGACGGCACACCGGCCACGATCTACGCCCGTAAACGGGACCGGATCGAGAAGCTGGCCCGGCGGGTGCTGAAGGACCCGACGACGTACGGGGTGGTGTTCGCCGCGGACGAGACGGATGACCCGTTCTCAGAGGCGACGATGCGAAAAGCCAACCCCGGGTTCGGGATCTCCCCGACGCGGTCGTATCTGGTGAAGGCGGCGGTCAAGGCGAAGGACTCGCCGGCCGAGCTCGCATCGTATCTGCGGCTGCATCTGGGGATCCGTACGAAGCAGGTCACGAAGTATGTGACGCTGCAGACGTGGGACGGCTCGGCGGGCATGGTCGTCGAGTCCGACCTGAAGGGCCGCGCCGCATATGGCGGGCTGGACTTGTCCAGCGTCGAGGACATCACGGCGCTGTGCTGGGAGTTTCCTGTCGACGACGGCGTCGATGTGCTGTGGCGGTTCTGGCTGCCGGAGGACCGGCTGCCTGCGTTGATCCGCCGCACCGCCGGTGATGCCGAGGTGTGGCGCCGTGAGGGGTTCTTAAGGCTGACCCCCGGCAACGTGATCGACCTGGATTTCATCTACCAGCAGATCATTGTCGACGCGGGATTGTTCGACGTCAAGACGATCGGATTCGACCGGTGGGGCGCCAACCCGCTGGTCACGCGGCTGGGTGACGACGGGCTGGCGTGCGTGCCCCGTGGCCAGGGCTACGCGACGGCGTCTGCGCCGCTGAAGGACATCCAACGGCTGCTGCTGGTCGGCAAGTATCGGCACGGCGGCAACCCGGTGATGCGGTGGATGACGGACAACCTGGCGGTGGCCATGGACCCGAGTGGGAACGTCAAGCCGGACAAGGCTCGTGCTGCGGAGAAGATCGACGGCTGGTCAGCTGCAGTGAATGCGCACGGCGAGGCGATGGACAACGCGGCGGCCGATGACCAAGTGTCACCGGCGGACCCGCAGCTGTTGTACGAGGACGGCACCACGGTCACCGCCGACTTGATGGAAGCCGGATTCTGATCGACGTGAGCGGAGGTCGCGATGCCTGAGACGTCCGCGCCCCCGCTGGTCGAACGCGGCCACGTGGTGGATTACCCGGGCTGGTGGGGCGGCCTGGAGGATGAGCCGACCCCGGAGCTGCGCTGGCCGTTGTCGGTGCAGGTGTATGACCGGATGCGCCGGCAGGACGCGCAGGTCGCGTCGGTGCTGCGGGCGGTGACACTGCCGGTGCGCCGGACGGGGTGGCGGATCGAGCCGAACGGCGCCCGTCCCGAGATCGTGCAACTGGTGGCCGAGGATCTTGGGTTGCCTATCGCCGGCGCGGACCCGATCGTGCCGTCGCGGATGCGTGACCGGTTCTCGTGGCAGGAGCATCTGCGGCTGGCGTTGCTGATGCTGCCGTTGGGGCATTCGTACTTCGAGCAGGTGTACCGGATCGTCGGTGACCAGGTGCGGCTTCGGAAGTTGGCTGAACGCCCGGCGCGGACGATCTCAGCGGTGAATGTGGCCGCTGACGGCGGGTTGGAGTCGATCGAGCAGTGGGGCAGCACGGGTCAGAGCGAGGCGACGCTGATCCCGGTGGACCGGCTTGTCGCGTATGTGAACGATCGCGAGGGCGGTAACTGGCTGGGCACATCGCTGTTGCGGACTTGCTACAAGAACTGGCTGGTCAAGGACCGGCTGATTCGGGTGCAGGCGCAGACCGTGGAACGTAACGGCATGGGTGTGCCGCTGTACAAAGGCCCTCCCGGTGAATCTGATCTGTCCAAGGGTCTGGCGATGGCCAAGGCGTGGCGCGGCGGCGACGCTGCCGGCGCGGCCGTGCCGGATGGCGCGGATCTGGTGTTGCGCGGCGTGGAGGGCGACCTGCCGGACGCGGACAAGCCGATCCGCTACCACGACGAGCAGATCGCCCGCGCTGTGCTGGCGCACTTCTTGAACCTGGGCACGCAGACCGGTTCGTGGGCGTTGGGCTCGACGTTCGCTGACTTCTTCACCTTGTCGTTGCAGTCGGTGGCGCAGCAGGTCGCGGACACCGCGAATCAGCACGTTGTCGAGGATCTGGTCGATCTGAACTGGGGCGAGGACGAGGCGGCGCCGCGGATCGTGTTCGACGAGATCGGGTCGCGGCACACCGCCACCGCCGAGGCCATCAAGGCGCTGATCGACGCCGGGGCGGTGTTCCCCGACCGTCAACTCGAGGAGTTCCTGCGCACCACGTACGGACTGCCGTCCAAGGCCCCAGCGCCCGGATCGCAGCCACCGCCGGAGAACGGAGACGAAGCGTGAGCGAGGACGATCGGCAACTTCTGTTTCTGCGCCGAGCCCGGTGGGGGCAGCCGCACCCGCCGATCCTGGCGAAAGCGAACGCCCCAAAGATGAACGGCAAGGTCGCCATGATGCGGCTGTACGCCCCCATCGACCCGGACGGCGGCGAGTGGGGCGTCTCGTCGAAGGAGTTCGCTGAGGCGCTGGATCAGGTCGGCGAGGACACCACAGAGATCCAACTTTCCATCAACTCTCCCGGCGGCGCGGTGTTCGAGTCGGTCGCGATGCTGAACCTGTTGCGCCGGCACCCGGCCCGCATCGTCGTCACCGTCGATGGGCTGGCCGCCAGCGGCGCCTCGGTGGTCGCGATGGCCGGCGACGAGATCATCATGGCCCGCAACGCCGAGATGATGATCCACGAGGCGTGGGGTCTGGTCGTCGGGAACGCCGAGGACATGGGCGACATGGCTGCCAGGCTGGAGAAGGACTCGGCCAACGTGGCATCGGTCTACGCCACCCATGCCGGCGGCACGATCGACACATGGCGCCAGGCGATGCGTGAGGAGACCTGGTACACCGCCGAGGAAGCGGTCGAGGCGGGGCTTGCCGACCGGGTCGAGCAGAAAGCCGATGCTACCGACGCCAAGGCGCAGGTGGACGTTTCGGTGTTCAACCACGCAGGCCGCGCGAATGCGCCTGCACCCAGACTCCCCGCCAAGCCTTCGCGGCATGTGGCGCGGGATGTGTCCGCCGCGCAGGCGGCGGCGCAGATCCACAATGCCCCGGTTCGGGGCACAACCGCACCCGAGGAGGGTGAGATGCAGTTCACCGATGAGCAGCTGTCCGAACTGCGGACCAAGCTCGGCATCTCTGAGGACAAGGAGCTTGAGCCGGCGATGGTTCTCGCTGCTCTCGGAGAGCCCGCTGGGACGCAGCCCGACGGCGGCGAGGGGGCGGCGCCCACGACCCAGCCGCAGCCCGAGAAGCCCGCACAGCCGAAGTTGGCGGCCGGTACCGTCACCATCGACCAGGGCGCCTGGGATGAGCGCGAGGAGCGCATCAGGCGCCTCGAGGCGGAGGCCACGAAGCGGCGTCGCGAGGAGCGCGACAGCGTTATCGCCCAGGCCGTCAACGACGGCAAGTTCCCCCCGTCGCGCGCCGAGCACTGGCAGCGGCTGTGGGACGCGGACCCGGAGGGCACCCGTCAGGTCATCGACGGGTTGACCCGCAACGTGGTGCCCGTCATGGCGATGGGCTACACCGGCGGCCCCGACGATCCAGGCGTGGACGAGGAGTTCGCGCACCTGTTCCCGCCCACGCTCGCATCGAAGGGAGCCTGAGACATGGCTGACTACGCACCCGTCTACTCCGGCGGTGTGGAACCGTTCACCGCCACCACCTCGGCCGCTGTGACCGGCGGCCGCGTACTCGAAGTCTCCGGCAACGGGACCGTCGCCCACGCTGGGGCAGCCTCCACGGTGGCGGTCGGCGTGGCCGCCCATGATGCCGCGTCCGGCGCTCGCGTGACGGTGTGGCCACTGGCCAACGTCGTCCACGAGTTGTCCGCACCGGGTGCGATCACCGCCGCCGCCGGCGTGGTCACCGCCGCCGCAGGTGAGGTCGCGACTGCGACGATCGCCACGGCTGCCGCCGCGGGCACGCTCATCGGTATCGCCGCCACCACTGCGGCGGACAACCTGGTCCGCGTCGTCGGACGCTTCTGATCTCCCGGAAGGAGTAAGGGACAATGCCACTCGCACCTTCGCCCACCCTTTCGGGCGATACCCTGTCCATCAGCCGATTCCTGCAGTCGCCCACAGCTCTGCAGCGCCGGCTCCGCACGTTCCGCGACCTGCGGTTCGTCTCCGACCAGATCCTCACCGGACGATTCCGCAGCACCGGCGGCGCCGTGCTGTACGAACAGTCCGAACCGTTCGTGTCCGACCGGTCGGTCGAGGCCGTCGGGGCGGGCTCGGAATACCCGTACGCCAATCTGCCCTCGGGGACGGCCGCGATCGCTGCCATCCAGAAGTGGGGCCAGAAGGTCAAGCTGACCGACGAGGAGATCGCCCGCAACGCGTTCGGCGGCTCTGCCGTGGACCGTGCGTTGCAGAAGGTGGTCAACTCGATCATTTCGCAGGTGGACTCGATCACCATGTCGGCCGTCGCGTCCGCGATCACCGCGACCGCCGGGGCCGACACGAGCTGGGAGACCGTCGCGACGGCGACGCCGCTGACCGACATCCTGCTCGCCAAGTCGGAGATCACGGGGCTGAATCTCGGTTACCGGCCGGATACGCTGCTGCTCTCTGACAAGGCGTATGTGTACCTGATGGCCAACGAGATCGTCGCCAACCTGCGTCAGCGGGAGACCACGAGCAACCCGGTCTACACCGGCGAGATCGAGACCATCGCCGGACTCACGGTTCTGGTGACGCCGAACCTGCCGACCCCGACCACGGCGATCGTGCTCGATTCCACCCAGCTCGGCGGCATGGCCGACGAGATGGACGGGGCGCCGGGCTACTCGGTGGCGGATCTGGCCGTGCAGGTCAAGTCGATCCGCAAGGACGGGGAGGACGCCTGGGATCTGCAGGGCCGTCGCAAGACGGTTCCGCTGGTGCAGGAGCCCGGCGCCGGCTACGAGATCACTGCGGTGGTGACCTGATGGCTCAGCAGTATCGGGTGGTCGCGCCATACGTGACGCTGAAGGTCAAGGACCCGGCCGGCGCCGATGTGCTGGTCGGCTTCTACAAGGGAGCGGTCGTGGAGAGCATCGACACCGACTCGCTCAAGTCGCATCTGGACAAGGGCATGCTCGAGAAGGTGTCCGCCAGTAAGGCTGCCGAATCCGAGAGCCGTCCAGCGAAGTCATAACACCGGGAGGCGGGCGCGAACATGACCGAGATCGTCACTCTTGCCGAGTTCGCGTCCGCCATCCGGAAAGACATGGACGTCGCTGCCGAGCACATGATGCTGCTGGAGTTGGCTGACGGACTGGTGGTCGCCGAGCTCGGCGACCAAGACCCGTGGCCGGCGGTTGCGAAGGCGACCGTACTGGCCGCGGCCTCCCGCGCCTACTTCAACCCGGACGGCGTGCGACAGGAGACCGTCGGCGGCACATCAGTGACCCGGGACGCCGCCGAAGCCGGCGTGTACCTGACCGAGTCGGAGCTGCAGCGGTTGCGCCGCTGGATCGCCGACAACGTCGGCACCGGCAAGCCTACGTACGAGTTCCCCGGCACCTGGCCATTCCCCGACCGGGTCGAACGTGAACCCGACGCGGTGACCGGTTGAACCGATGAGACTGTCCGACACCGGCACCCGCCTCCGCGGCACCGTCACCACCGGGCAGTACGGCTCGGAGGAGATCGACTGGTCCTCGCCGAACGAACTGAACATG